TGTAACTCATCACCGTATTGCTCTGCCTTCTGTAAATCTTGTTGTAACTGATTGTTTGCTTCCGCAAACTTTGCCATGTCTTGTTGCAGAGATTCAATGCTTGCTTCGCTTGTCTCTAATGCAACTTCCATCTTAGCATTGTTCTCTTTGAGAACTTCGACTCGTTCTTGTAAGTCAGTGACGTATGTATAACCACCGAAACCGACACCACCTAAGACTGCGAGTAAAATAAAAACAACATATATCATAATTCTGGAAACCCTGACTTTCTCAATTTCAAAATTACATGGAACGGTCCGTCTCCAACAATACGGATTGCACCGTTAGCATAACTGTTATCATTGAACCCCACAAACTTGTAATGCCCTGCGTTCAGAAAATAGTAATGACCATGCACAGTATTTGCAACTGGATCGTTGACACGATTGATGTCAATCTGTTTATCTTTTTTTGCACCCCAATAGATTTCTTGAATGTCAATCTCAGCAGTGTTTGCATACCCTTGACCATCAGCAAGAATATACGTTGGATCATAAGGTTCGATTTGTTCTGTTCCACCACCATTATCTGTTCGATAAATTTTGAGAACAACTTCTTGTTTTGTCTTTTTCAGAACATGAATCGCTGCCATAACTATTCCACTCTAAGTTCAGGATCAGGTGTCTTGAATCCTTTCTTACGCATTACTGTCTTTGCAACCAAGTCAATCTCTTGGTTCTTCGGATCATACTTCAGAACAAATGGCATATTCACATCTGTCTTCATATCCTTGATGACTGCTTCCGCATCAGGACTCATACCAGAAATCTTTTTACCGTGCTTGGCATACGACTGTTTGAATAATCGTGTCAACTCTGCGGTGGTGATTTGCTTTTTGTTGCGCTCATCATTTACACGATCAAGGAAATGCTTTGTAAAGTTCACATCTATGCCAACTTTTGCGAATAACTTGTCAGCATACTTTTCAATCTGATTGAGGTCTGACCTAGTAATCTGTCGCTCTTCGGTGAATGTCTTGAGCGACATTACCTTACGACCTACGGTGTTTGCTTGTGCTTGATTCTTTTCTTTATACTTTTTGTGCGCTTTTGGTGGTACTTTGAGATCGGACGGAGTAAGACCTGCCACACCCGCAGTAGTCGTTGCTTCCTCTTTCTCGTATCGTTTGCGTTCAACCAAATCTCCCAATGATTTAGGTAGTTCTTTGCTGACTTCACGATAGTTCTCCCGCCATGCTTGCTCAATGAGATAGTCGTTATCTACGATACGCTCAATCTCTTCTCTTTCTTTGATCAATAATAATGCTGCAGCATAAGAACCCAAGCGTGTTCTACCGCCTGGTATTTTTTCAACAAGTCGTTTGATATTGAAGACAAATCGGTCAATCAAATCATATGCATCTTTTTCTTCGGGTGTCTTTGGCGAACGGAGTTTCTTCCCACGTTCGTCAATAATTCCCAATGCATATGCTTCGGTTTCATCAAATGGAGTAGTCAGTCGCTTCAGCAACTGATAGATTACAAATAAATCGACTGCTTTTGCCATTAGATTTTACTCAATATTGCCTCTATTGTTGGATCGGAAACAACTGCTTCGCAATCGACATCAATCCCTTCGGGTCCCACCCCGTGCACTGTGTCGGGTAACCGCCCAATCAAATCCATGAACGGTTTGATAAATTCTAGATATTCATATAAGCGATAGAACAACATTCGTGTCATCGCATCCCCATCAAACACATTATATAAAACGACTAGATGGTTTAGTATCAATCGTTCTTTTAGTTCACCTCCGACCTCATACTTTCGTAACAGTCGTTTGATGTACTTGATCCTATTCAGGTCTTCTTGGAATTCTGCGTCATCTACACAACTAGGATTCTCATATGCTTTCGCTGCAAATAACAAAAAATTGCCATCGTCTAATTTATCAAATCTCACAATTATTTTTTTCCAAGTTCACCTTTTTGTTTTGAACCGTCAGCACGGGGAATCAATCCCCGTGCCTTCAGTCGGGCAAGTGCCGTAGCACCAATGTTCTCTCCCCTCTTATACTTAGCAAGCATCTTATCGAGGTGAGATTTCATCTCCTTGCCTTTATACTTTAGGTCTGCTTCAACAAACTCACGAAAAGTTATCATGAAGCAAACGTGCTTAGTGCAACTCGTTTGATGACTGTGTTAGACACCGCAACATACAAGTAATCCTCATCCCAAAAGATTGAACCTTGGTTTACAGGGTCATTGGAACCAAACTGCGTTGTTGCATTATTTGATGTCACTGTCACTTTGTTTGAAACAATTACACGATTTGTGTTTGCTGTTGGTGCTGAATTGAATACAACATTTGCGTTGAATACCGATTGGTTTCCCCGAAAGTTCGTATTTGCTGCAGCAACAAAACGTCCAGTAATTGTTGTGTTGGCAGGAACTGTACCAAAGAAGTTCGTTACTGTAACTTTCTTTGATACAGGGGTTCCTGTCGCATCGTCAACAATATAGAGCAAATCACTATCGGCAGTTGTGGTCAACTCTGTGAGTTGTGTTACCTTTTTATCTGCCATTTCATCTCACCTTATATAGAAACATTGAATGTAGTAACAACCTGACCTTCACCGTCACACACGCTATTAGCGACCGCACCAGTGATTACCAAGTTTGCTGCAACAGTAATGCCATCGTCTGGATTATACAGTGGGTTACCACCGCCAGTGACAGAGATTGACTGTGCGTTGATTTGGTAAGTCGCATCTGCACCAGACCCATCAGCACCACCTTGTAATGTACCACGGAATACAATCGTATTGTTTGCTCCCGCCAACAAACGATTTGCGTGTGCGCCACCGTTGTTTGCTGTGAACACTGCGTGGTTTCCACCGACTGTATTGGCAAGTGTCAGTGTCAAGTTGTTACCAGACGCACCGCCCGCAAATACGACAGGTTCGTTGAATACAACATAGACATTGGCAACTGCGTTAGCAGTCAACTTACCATCAGCATCCAATCTCAGATATACTTGATGGATGTCTGGGAATCCAAGATAGGTATTGGATGTGTAATCCTTACCTGCTACACCTGGGTTTGCTGCAACAAGAACTTCTTCTTGCTGACGAGTGTTGCCGTGTGTATCAACTTTCGTTGTACGACGAACCCAACCCTTGCTTGTTGCGATGACATTCCGCTTCGACTTGAAGTTACTTTCTTCGGGAAACGGATTGTGTCCTGTTTTGTAGAACACTGCGCTATTGGCAGCACCAGTAGCAGATGTGTTCTTTTCGTGGTCAAATCTCCATTTTGGCATTTTGCTTTTCCTCGCTTTTCGTTATACTAAGAACTACTCGGCATAATGTAATTATAAACCCAACTTCTTGAGTTCGGCAATAGTTCTATCCTTATTTATGTGGTGAATACCTATACCACCACGGTCTTCAAACTCACGAATATTCTTTATGTAGTCATCAATCAATATGTTTGGGCGACCCTCACTGTTCGTTGCATAATCTGATTTTTCGGCACGTTGCACGAGGTTCACCCGACTTCTTGGCAATCTCAGATTGCGTTTACACCAATCGTATTTGCCCGGTATACTGTTCTTGTCCCACTTAGCATAGGCAGACAGAATCTGTGGATTATATTTTCGGCAGTATTTGAATGCATCCATCCCATCCATCGGTTTGAGTTCATACCAAAACCGACTATTCTGATGGATTTCGTTTTTCAGTTCTGCCTTTGCACCATCAACCATCTGCGGTGCGGTGAAGTCCTTACCAGTGGTTTCCTTCACACCCCGCAAAAAGTCAGCAAGTACCCCATCCATATCAAAATAGATTATTTGGTCTTTACCATTATATTCTTCAAAGAGGTACTTGAATGATTTCATTTCTCGCCTTTTGCCATTTTAGTAGCAGTTGCCATTTTGACTGACATCCAATCATCACCATAGCGTTTCTTGAACTCATCGTCTGGTAGGTCTTTGGCAATCTCTTCTCTCCGCTTCAGTTGAGCATCAGTCATCTTCTCGCCTTCTGCCTCACGGATTCGTGCGATTGCCTTTTCCATAATCGACTGACCAACAGTCAATGGTTGCTCTGACTCAGTGACAGGCACTTCTGTTTCCAGAATGGCACGGAGACGCTGTGTTGCAGTCAGTTCTGCACCGACTCCCTCAATCTTCAGACCACGACCTGCCATCGTTACCTTGATGCCATTGTTACGCATTACACTGATAATCTTTTCACGGGGTGAAGTATCTAATGCTTCAAGATCACGAGCAAACCTTGCTGTGACACGAGGTGATTTCTTACCTGCGATTGCCGACATACGGTTAGCAAATCCTAAGAAATCTTTCTTGTCCATACCACCCTTTGTCATTGCGTACTGTGTCAGTTCTTTTGCTGCACCTTTGTAATCTGCCTTACTGACATCAAATGGTGGTTCGTCTTTCTTTTCATCAAGTTTGACTTCTTCTTTCATACCTTTTGCTCGTGCTTCGTTGTGCCCCTTAGACCAAGCAGTATGTTCCTTAGACCCTTTCTTATTAGGGTTGTCATCATACTTCTTACCAGACCGTGCCGCTTTCTTACCTGCTTCATAAGCACCTGCTTCAGCAGGGGTCTTGTATGCTTCGTCCAGTTCAACAGACTCAGTTGCCATAAACTTGATACCCGACTGTTTCATTTCTTTTTCCAACTTACGCATCGCAGAAACAGGACCATCAACTACGATTTCATAACTGTTTCCTTTCGTTTTTTCTGGTTCTGCTTTGACACCTTGCGAGCGATACTTTTGGATAATACCAACCGCAGTCTTGTAGTTTTGGTCTGTGGATGGTGTCAACGCAATCGCAGTAGTCATTGCCTCGTCCAGTTCAACAGACTCTTTATACATGTTCAGTTCGTAATGTCCACTTGGCATACCATGCACTTGAATCTGGACTGCTTTCTTGCCATCTTTACCCATCAATCGGTATGAGTTAGTCTTACCCTTTGATGGTTTACGAGGACCAGAAGCAACTTTGTCATCAATCTCTTTTGGATCGATGTCAACACCCAACTTGCTCTTTGCATAGTCGTATGCGTGTTTCATCGCAGATGAGAAGTCTTTGTGATACAAGTCGTATCCAGAACCACCAGACTTTGATGGGTTGCGTTGTGCTCTACGATGTGCAGCAGTTTGAGGTGCTCCAACATTTTCTGCCAATGGTGCTAAGTCCTTAGTCAGAAACTTCGCATCGTATCCTTGCTTGGCAAGCATCTTGATCAATGCCGCAATGTCTGCCTTAGTCATACCCTTGCCGATGTAGTCGCCAACTTCATCATCGTCTGGGGGACCTCTGCGTCCACCTTTCATGATGTCGTTGTAAGTGCTACGCACCTTTGCCATATTGACTGCTTCGTCCATCTCTTCTGGTTTGTCGTGAGTGTATCCCATTTTAGCATACTTCTCATGATCTTCTGGAGATTTTGCTTCAACCTCTTTACCAGTTTTAGGATCATACATCATATGTGGGTATTTGACTGCTTCTTCAAGTTCTTCTTTGAAGACATAGAAGACACGACCAACCTGCTGAACTCGACCACCATGCTTCTTAGCATAGTTGTCTGCCTGAGTCCTGTTTGCAAAAGTCTTATCATAGACTTCCTTACCACGAACTTTTGCTTCGTCCATTTCTTTTTCGCTATCACTTGGATTTGAAATGTAATCGTTCATCTTGTTCAAATCTGTAGATGCAACTGCTAACTTGTTTGTCCACCAAGTCGGAAGAGAACCTTCGTTATCCATTGAGTTTAGTGCACTCAAGATTGCTTGTGCATCCTCAATGATTGTCTTACATTGACGTTTTGCTGATGCAACATCTTGATGCCCATCCTCGACAATCGGTTCTACATCTTCTTTGATGTACATTGATCGAATAGTCTGTTCTAAACTCATGGTTACATACCCCTCAAGTCGTCTATCACATCACCTAACATATCATTTCTATAATCTTTATCTCTATTCATCATATTCAATGCTTGTTGCATACCCATCTTTTTCAACACATCAGGAATCTTTTTGATGATTTCATCTTCTTTTGCGTTAGGTTTTACACCCATCTTCTTCAGTGCCTTGGCAACCAAAGTTGCAGTATCATCCTTTCGCTCCATGATTGCTTCTTCTGCATAGAAGTCCACAATCTTCTTTGGCGAATCAAAGAACTTCTGTCCCTTCTCACCCTTGCGAGACATGAACCATCCACCCGCACCGTCATCCAGATCACCAGAGGCAACCTCTTTGCCACCGACCATGACCTTTGCAACACCGTCACCCTTTGTGACAACTTTGGTCTTACCCTTAGTTGCAAGGACTCGCATTGCTTCGTCAATATTTTCTTCATCCAACTTAGGGTCAGTGTCAACATCGTCTTTCTTACCCTTCATTGCTTTGCCGATTGCCTTTCTGCGATTCTTCAGATACTTGTCTGATGAATCTGTATCGCCATCGTTATCAACGTCATCGTCTTCTTGTCCTACTGGATCGAGTTTCTTCTCTTCCAGTTCTTCTGTCTCGACAACAACTTCTAGTTGCTCTTCTTCTTTATTATCTCTGACGACCCCACGGACAGCATCCAAGAGACTGTCTGTAATGCCAAAGTTTTTCTCTGTGCCAAATGGTGAAATAGACATAGTGTCTCTCCTTAGTTATCAACCTTCGCGCCGCTTCTCCACTGATAACAAGACCAATAACGAGCACTCGTCTTCGGTCCGGGGTTATCGCAGTTGTGGCGACTTCTAAATGCTTTTCTGCGGTCTGGGTCATCACGCTTGATTTCCATATTAGGATCACCAAAGTTGACCTTTACCACATTACCTTTTTCATTTTTTACATAAACAGAAAACTTTTTAGGTCCCTTGGGTGTTCTGAACGGATCGTTCAGTTTAACCGTGCGACCTTGGTATTCTGCTTCTGTGATTTCAAGTTCTTCGTTGCAATCATCGCAACATGCTTCCATCTGCTTTTCAACATCAGGATGGTGAGCAAACCCCGCCTCAAACTTAATACCTAAGTCTGAAGCAAATAATGTTTGTCCAACGCCCGCAGATTTATCCATTACAAATGACTCATCCAAGTCTTCTACTTTAAATGCACCACGAGGGTACGATTCGGCAGACTGACCTGGAGTCATCTGCGAATACCTTTTGCGGATTTCATTTGTTCCGACTTCTACTGGTCCCAACATTTCTTGTTCGTTGACCATATCTGCCAGAACACGAGCATCCACACCATCAAACTGTTTTGCAATCTGCTGTGCATAGTATTCAATAGTATGCTGTAATCCCTTACGACCCGCTTCTTTCTTTTTGCGAGTCAGCACATCTTTCAATACTTTCTTTGCTGCTTCATAACCCTTCTTGCGAGTCACCTTACTTAGTGGTTCAAGCAACCAACGTGGCATCTCTTCAAGTTCATTCTTTGGTTTCTCGCCACGTTCTTTTTTAGAGATTGCGATTGCCGCTTGTTGAGCAGGTGATACTGCCTCTCTCACACAGTTAGGAACAGGTTTGCCATCCCTACCTGCCTTCATTCCTACTTGCTTGTATCCATCCCAACAAGGGTCTTGCTCATCGATAGACTCTTTCTTAGACTTCTTTGCTTCTCTTGCCTTTGCCCACAAATCTTTGTCTGCGGTTGTGCGAGTCTTACCACCAGTAAGGAATGAGTTCACACGAGCAAATGCCCACTGCTGTGGTGTTGTGCCTGGGCGATGTCCTGTCTTCCACGCTGCCATACCACGGTCATACACTTTCTTCAGAATGCCGTATGGAATACCAGATTTATCTGACTTCTTCTTCAGTCCTTCGATTGACTTTTCTTCAAGATAGTCGTATGATTCCTGACGATTCTGTGTGCGAACATCTTGCAATCTAGCACGATCAAGTTCAGCATCGTGCTGTCGCTTCATTCTTTCGCGTTCGTTCTTGTGTCGATCCTTGACACGATCAGTCATCTCACCTTCATCCATCGGTCCAGTATCAGTTCTACCTTTGAGAACCGCATTACGAACACGTTGGAATGCAGTGGAGTCATCATTAACAATGTTGATCAGTTTGTCCAATACATCGAGCAATGCCTTTCTTAAAATCGGGTTGGTCAGACCCTTCTCTCCAGATTTTAATGCTCTCCGATACTTTTCTAAATCTGATGCTTTTGCAAGTCCCATTCTCAACAGTGAGTTGATTCTAGGTGTCAGCAAATCATCTGCTTCAATCTGATAGTTGCTAGTTGGGATTGCGTGAGACAATGGAGACTTTGTTGGGTCATTGTGATAAACACTGTATGCCTTTAAGATTCTCTTGCCTTTCTTTTCATCCAACTGTTCTAGTGCTTCAATCAAATCATCAAATGCGTCATCTGTTGCGATTGCATCTTCAAATGCTTCATTGACTTTGGGATCATACTCACCAACAATACCAGACACACGGAATGGCACAATGTCATACTGTGCGTTCAGTGGTTTCATTCCCAACTTCTGACGATAGACATTCAGTTGCTTGATCAGTTCTTTCTGCTTTCTTGAACCACCAGGTGCTTTCATTGCCTTGGTAGTCAATCTAAGCATCATTGCCTTATCTGACAAATCCTGCTCATCGAGTTCGATCTCAACTGTTTCACCAAACATCTTCTTATACTTGACGGTATACTTCGATGGTTTAGTCTTAGCGTCAGCATCGCCCGGTGCAGGTTTGTATGATGCAGGATCATTGTCTGGTTTGTCAGCACCTTTGGCAAACTGCTTTGCCCGTGCTTCTTTTTCTTTGTCGGACAGTCCCTTGTAATACTTTTTAGGTTGTGTGCCCGGTAAGTCTTTGACATCTGGGTCTTGTGCTACCTTTTGCTCAAACAATGCATTAATAAACATTGAATCGATATCCAAAGACTCACTCTTTGCTGATCTTGCTTTTGCGACTCTTGCCATCTCTGCCTTACGAATCTTTGGAAGCATACGCTTTGCCAATGTGCCAACTGCCTTCATTTTTGTCTGAAGCAATCTGTCTACTGACATCTTCTGTGCGGGTGATAGATTCTTATAGTTATCGCCCATCTTACCAGCAACTTTCTTTCTCAAAAGTTTCAGTGCTGCCTTTCGTGCACGATACTGTAAACGATCTGGGGGTGCAACACGTTTTGCTTTGATCTTACGATATCTTGCGAGACGAGGTGCAAGTCGCTTCATTCTGCGACCCATCTTCAAACGTTGCTGAAGTGTCAGTGGTTTACGTTCTTGTAAATCCTTCTCACCTTCTTCTTCATCCTCATCCTCTAAGTCATCATCTGGAATAAGGATATCGAGTGCTGCTAAATCTTCGTCATCTGGGTCAAGTTCAGTAAACTCATCGTCATTGTTTGCGTCTGCACCAAACAGTTCTTGATCCAGTTCATCGTCATCAACTTCCAAGTCTGCTTCGGTCAGTTGCAGTTCTTCTTCTAACATTTCGTTGAGTCCCATACCTTTCTTGACAGCATTGAACATTTCTGTAGGATTAACACCCTTTGGAGTTCCTAGTTTGAAACTCGCCATATCATCGTTCTTAACTGCTTCTCTCATTTTCGATGCTGACATTCCAGTAGCACCTTGGGCATCGGGGTCTCTTTCCCCCGCAGAAACTACTGTAATACTATCGAATGTGTAGTCTCTACCGTTGTATTTTTTCAACAAGGTTTCGTATTCTGCAACACGATCACTACCTGCCACTTTAACGACATCAGTATAACCTTGCTTTTGGAGTTCTTTCATTACATCGATCAGAGTGCGGGCAGTCGATGTGGTTACCATCGAACCAAATGCCTTCTTCGCAAACTTAACTTTCTGATCGTAAGAGAGGGGGTCTTTCGGTGCTTTCTGAGTGTGAGACAGATAGATTTTTGCGTCTGCTTTTTCTTTGCGAGCAATCGTGTTGATCTTATCTGCTAACTTTTTGTGCCCGATTGTAGGCGGGTTCATTCGCCCAAAGGCAACTACAACTTTTTTCATTCAGGGTTTTCCTTAGACTTACCTGTTCATTACGATCTATTTATAATACTTTAACGTTGCCATCCTTTGATGACTTCTGGTGAGAAGTTTGCATAACTAAACTGCATCCTGTCTACCAGTTTGATAGCATTACCAACATGATCAATGGCAACATAACCTTCTTGCTCTGTCACCTTGTATCCATCCTTGGTCTTGAGGAATGTTGGGATTGCCTTTGTTGTGTCCATTTTTTTGATAATCATCAACTTGGCATCACGGATATGTTTAAAAATCGTGATAATATCGACAAGTGCATTGTGTTGTGTCGATACCTTCAACATATCTTGCTTCTTTTGACGAGCAGGTGCTTTGCCTCGCTCAGTCTTTTTCGACTCAATCTGTGCGTCATAGTAGTCCATCAGATAGTTCACTAGATCACGGACAAACGCACGAGGTGAACCAATCGACTCGCCTTCACGAATCTTGCTGTTGACGAATGCTTTGATTCGCATTTTGAGATCATCGTTCTCTGCAATCGCATTGAGAGTTGTTGCATCGACTGAACGGAATATCTTACCCGCACTTGATAGGATATTAGTCAACTGTGTTGTGTCATCGTTAGTAAATGTTGCTGTGCCAGACACATCACGATATGTTGCATTGTCCATAAACACAGACGCAGACTTCTTCAGTCCACCCACAATGTTTGCAGTGAAGTCTGCCTTCATATCAGCAAGACGATCACCAGTATACTTAGTGTGCCAGATTACACCGATCTTTGCCTTCAGAACTTTCTTTGCAATATCACTTCCATTGGGTAAAGCATAGACAATCGTATTTGGATGGAACGTAATGTAGTCATCACCTTCTATTTTTGCTTTCTTGAGATCACTTTTTGTAAACAAGAGATCGCCTTGGATAACTCCTGTAATGCCCAACTTTGAAAACTCAGATAGTGCAATCCCAAACTTTCGTTTAAGGTCTGGAGATAACTCTTTAGCACTTCGTATTTCGCTTTGACTTTTGTATAGTAGGGGTTGGACATTGAACACTCCTTTCTTTGCAACAAAAAACTTACCATCTTTGGGATCAACGCCCGCAAAGATTGCCGGTGCACCATCCCACTTGACTGTGGCATTGATTGGTTTAGCAGTCGTGCCCGCCATCATATCTCGCAATGCTCTGAGAAAGTTGATTGCTTGACGAGTGCCATCGACACCACCGTTGAAGATTAAATCTTCTAGGTGCTCCATATGCACATTCTTTTCTTCAGCGAGGAAACCTTGTAAACCTAACATTATTCTACCTTTGCGTATGGTGCGGAAAGACTACTCTTAGAACCCGCATAACTATAGACATCATAGATAAAAGCATTAGCGTCTTTCTCTGACATATTCGCTAAAACTTTACATATTGTTAAAGCAAACCATTTACTATAACGCCAACGAGCAGACATCCCACCGTGAAGTTCCTCATCAAATGAGTTCTTCATGTGTTGATCGAGAGTTGGTAAGTTATTAACACCGTGCCACATTGCAAGTTCATAAATCTCAGCGGCAAGTGATTGATCTTTAGTTCTTGATCTTTGGGCAATCACATTACTTTCTGGTATGACTGTTCCAGTATATTCTTTAATCAAATATTTCATAGGACCCAAAGATATCTTGCCTTGGTTAGCAGACTCGCCTTTGAGTTCTCCTTGGAAACCAGTGAGACCTTCCCCTTGACCAAATGAACGGATTTGGATTCTTTCCGATTTACCTTGTCCCCATTTAATGTAAGCATCCATTGAGTTGTAGATAGTTGCGGTGTCGGATGCTTTTAGGGTAAATCCATAGAACTTAACATTGCCGTTACCTTTAGATGCTTTAGTCGAGGTTTCAACATTCAGTTGACTAAATCTTGCAGTCCCCGTGATCTTTTTAAGAGAGACCCCAATAATATCTTTATTGTTATATTGCACTAGCATTTCATTATTAAATGCTTTAAGTCCATTGTACTTGCCCAATGCATCAACATCTGCCATATCAGCGATCAAATAGATATCTGCCGGAGACCACTTGTTGATGTCCATTGTAATCCCTTCTTTTTTGGTGACTGATCTCCAGAAACCCTCAATCTTTTTTACTTCGGCACTACCCCGGTGGAACTTAAACCGTTTAGATGCTTTAACTTGTCCAAACTTCTCAAACAACTTGTTCGCACCACGGATAGATGATGCTTTCCAATCATTCGGTAAATCGTCTACCATTTGATCAAGAGTTGCAGTTGTGGAGACATAGTTCATCGCTTTCTTAAAAGTTTCGCGGGTGATGATTTCACCCTCTTTGATTTTACGTCCTAGAACATAAAATGCCAGTGCACAATATAAACATTGAGCAGACTCACCCAAGTCAGTTAAAGCAGCACCCGCACCCGAACCTGCCGCACCACCACCAAACTCTTTTGTCTTTTCAAGTTTTCCAACAGTAAAAGTTCGTGTGCCTGATAGTTCTTGGAAGATTGCATTTCTAAAGTTTAAGGTTGCGATCCCTTTACCAGTTTTGAATGTTTCCTCAATCTGTTTACTAACAAACTCCAAACGAACCATTGCACCAGTGGTCAGTTTAAACTCACTACCTTCTTGTATTTTTTTATAGACCAACGTATAACGCAGATCACCCTCATTAGGATGACCTTTACGAAACGGTGCTTTTAAGTCGTCTGATGATAATGCTCCCATACGACTATTTATAGTATTCTTCGATGAACCCTTTTGCAAGTGCCCCCTCTAGTTCATACGCTTGCTTTTCATACCAGACGTTCAAATACTCCTCTTGTGTCTTGTATTCCATCTTACCGTCAATGGCGAGTTCTTTTCTGGCGTATTGTTTGATGTGGACGCATTCGTGTGCGAGTGTTTCTATCAGTGTGTAAGTGTCGAGGTCTTCTTTGACTTCAATGACAAACTCACGCGGGGTTACTGCCAAGCAATAACCCAAGGCATCACAATCACTTTCAATTTGGATGCAAACATCTAGTGTCTTCATTCGGGGCATCAACTTGCCAATGCAGTAGTTGACAACATTCTCTGCCAAACGGCAAGTCTCTTCGTTTTCACCCCAAGCAGTTACTAAGTTCATTTCCACACCACCTTGTTCAAGTCTCTGCCACTTTTGCTAACCACAACAAACTGATGAACACCAGTGCAACGATCAACCCACTGAGGTAAAATGCAAACATTTTGAGCAACAGTGTGACCAATCATTGGAAATCCATCGTTGAAGAAAAACATTGTGTGGCGAACCTGCTTTGACGGTTTGTGCCACAACTTTACTAAACCACTTGCTTGAATCATAATAACCTCTTTACTTCAATCGTTGTCGTAGTATCCAGGATAATATCCACCCACTGAATGAAGATCATCCATCAAGTGATCGATCATTCCTTGACAAGCATCAATCGCAAGATCATCACCCATTGCTTGGTAATCGGCAAGGTTTGCTTTACATGCGTCAATCATATCTATCAAACTATCAATCATATTCTTCCCTCTCTCAATCAACACAGGTAGTATCTCATATGATTTCAACAAAAGATATTAGACATTAGTCTAATACGATTATAGACCGTTCAACCCAGTTGCGATGACTTCAAACTTACGATAGCGAGTGCTGAAGTTCTTTGGCGTTTTGTAAATCACAAAGGCATCCTTGTCATCTCCCGGATAAAATGCAACCAACTTTGTGCGTTTCTTAGTGACGTAGTAATGATTCGGTTGGAATCCTTCAGTCACTTCTTTGAGAATCTCAATCTGCCACTCTTGACACTTTTTCATAACCCATTTTCCTTTGCGACATCTTCTGCCATGATCTTCAAACCCATCAACCCATTGTATGCCTGGGTCAGGTATGGATCAATCTCACGCTTCTCAACGTAGTCAGTGAGACTCCACTCAACCTGACGCTCCAACATTGTTTCAATCTCAGCGATTGCTTCAAACACTTCTTTCATTACGCACATTCCTTCATCATCTGAACTGCCAAGTTATACTCAGCATCATTGTCGTCTACTGTCTTTCTCAAACGGTTTGCACCAAAAAGGTCAATCAACTCAACACGACCATCGTAGTCCATGCTTGTCTCAAAGGGAATATATGCTGTATCACCTTCACGACCAAACTCAGCACCGTCTTTCTCAACGATGATGGTGTAACCTTCAAACAGATAGTCACCTGTCTTGGGATGATTGACTGCACCTTTGGCAATCACTTGACCTTCAATGTAAGCACCCTTAGAACCACGGAAATCATAACCACGGATAACCATACCGACTTCTGCAAGATTTTCATATTTCAACATAATTTTCTCTCTCTCAATCAACACAGGTAGTATCTCATACCTAAATCAAAAATGGTATTAGACATTAGTCTAACACCGCAAATCACCCTCTGGTTCGTTCCCACAAGGATAACCCCAATAGATGTTGGGGCAATCTTTGTTGCTGTTTCGCAACTCAATCGCATCCTTTGGAAGTTGAACCCGGTAAAGATTCTTCACCCCACAAATGTCAATCAAACTGACTGTATGTGGTTTGTAGTAGAGAACCTCTCCATTGTCAAACTCACAATACATCATGCTAATGTAACCTTTAGGAATCATAACAACTCTCCTCAAATGTAAGGGTTTTCGCCCCGTAGATCTTTCAAAACGATATCCCGGATTGCTTCACGGTCAACAGTATCAGCACCATGCTGTGCAATACCTTGCCAAGCGGCATCCACTTTGAAGTAAATGCTCATCGCATCAACAATCTCTTCTTCTGTGAACTGGTAAGTCTCACCGTAGATGCCATCATGTTCTAAACTGTAGAAATCTTGGCAATACTTCAACAACTCGTGACCCGCTTCACAAATCTTCATCATTTCAACTAAGTTCATATTTCTTTCTCTCTCTCAATCAACACATATATTATTACAAAAAAAGGGGGTCTTGTAAACCCCCTTTGCGAAACTTTTATTTGTAAGTAAATCAATCAGTTGAGGGATTATTGTAGAGAAGTTCCCAAGTTCCATCTAAATGTTCAACGAGTGCCGTGCAGTTAGTGACCCAATCGCCACAGTTCATGTAATCTTCTTTGATTTTGGGTGAGTGAGTATGACCAGTAATAGCACAGTCGTACCCTTTGAGATTGATATGTTTTTTGATAACGTTCTCAGTTCCAAAAATTTTATACATCTTATCAGTGAATGAACTGTTCTCTTCTTTATGTGGAATGTAATCCCAAATATGGGCACAGAAGTTGATAATCGGTGTCGGAATTTTCATTGTCAAGTCAAAGTAGTCGCCATGAGTGATATAATATAAGCGTCCGTCAATCCCACGGTAATTATAAGAGTCGAGAATCTGACAGGTTCCAAATTGAAAATCATATTTGAAAAACGGTCGGATGAACTCATCGTGATTCCCAGCAACATAGTAAACATTCATCTTCTCCGATAGTTTGAGGATACGTCGAATAACTTCTGTTTGAGTCTTGGTCCAATAGTGTCTGCGTCTGAGTGCCCACCCATCAATGATATCACCGACCAGAAACAAGTTCTCAGCATCAAACGAATCTAAGAATGTGTGTAATCGCTTTGCTTTACACGACTTGGTTCCTAGATGCACATCGCTGATGAAAACCGATTTGTATTCGGGTTTTGCTATCATATTTTCAGAGAACTGAAGTCCCGTCTTTCGTTGTTACCGACTGTATTTAGAGGTTTGTCTGGTATTCCCGCACCTAAAATATCATCCTGTGCACCTTCTTCGGCATCAAACAATCGCATCTTAGAACGGTCAATACCAACAACAAACCGCTTATTAGACCCAGGATCGGAATATCTATTTTTGAGTTGCTTGATCATTATTTGATCAAGGTCTTCCAATTCTTCAGTGCTGATCATTGCCAGCATTAGGTCTGCGGTTGCGGGTAGACCGAACGACTCTGAGACATCTTCCATCCCTGGGTCTGAGTTACTATATCCACTTCTCGTTGTCTGAGTTGCAGAAACAATTGGTATGTTCTTTTCAACTGCGAGTCCTCGCAACTCTTCTGCGATTGCTTTGACATAGGTGTATGAGTTGACATTGCTCCCCGCCTTGATTCTTTGACTCATACAGATATTGAGATAGTCAACATAGATGATGTCTGGTGTAAAATTTCGCTTCAGTCCAAGTTCGTTCACCAAATGACGGAAGTGCCCAACGTGTGCTGATGCGGTTGGGTATTCTTTGATAATCAGTTTACCAAGTGTTTTGTCTCTGACTCGTTTGACTTTTTTGGTATACATTTCTTTCGGAAGCGACTTGAGATCATCGAGCGAAACGTTGAGCAAGTTTGCATCAATTCGTTCTGCAATTTTCTCCTCTGACATTTCATTTGTGATATAAAGTACATTCTTCCCATCCATAAGGTTCGCAGATGCCATGTGACACATCGCCAAGGATTTACCAACACCCGTACCAGCAAGGATAATATTGAGCGACTTGCGTGGTATACCACCTTTAGTAATTTGATTGAGAAGTTCGATATCAAACGGTATCCTTTCCTCTTTTCTGTGATAAAATTCATAACGTTCTTCATAGTTCTCAAGAAAGTCGTGACCAATATGTGTGTCAAAAGACACGGACAATGCTTTGGTGAGAATGTCAGGTATCGCACCCTTTCCATGCTCTTTATCTTTACCGTCGATAATGTGGATGCTTTCCATGATTGCGTTGTAAACTGCTTTCTCTTGACAGAAAGTTTCAGTTTGATCAAGCAACCATTCCTTTTGGACTTGCTCCTCGATGGTTAGATTTTGAACTATTTTAGTCGCATTCTGAAACTCACCATCAGCAATCTTTTCATCTCTGTCCAACTCAATGAGTAACGACTCACGAGTAGGAACAGTATTGTATTCGTTGACGAAATCTACAATCTTGTCGAGTAGAAGTCGCTCTGTTGATTCGCTAAAATATTCTGACTTGAGAAAAGGTATGACCTTGCGGGCATAGTCCTCATCATTGATCAGATGCTTTAGTATCGTCGTTTCTATTCTCGTGGTAATCAATGGATGCCTCAATCAATTCAACTAAAATGTCACCAACCAGTGTCTTGAACTCTTCGTAATCTTTACCCGTCAAGTTCTCGACATCAATGTCAATTGGTTCCAATACATCATATTCAAAGGATAGCGTTGCACCCTCATCGTCATTACTCTCGTGGAAATCAATCTTTCCATACTTATAGACAAGTCCTTCGTACTTGCCTTCGGACAACATTACTGCCCACTGGTCTTCAGCATCTTTGTGTTCAATCAGTGTGTACTTCATCTTGCTCCTCTGCGATTTCATTGCCATACATATATTCTTTCTTTGCGGCATCGTCTAATTGCTTCAGTACATCATCAGTGAAATACTTGGTTGGTTCTTTCAGAATTTGTTTACCGAATACCTTCGTCCCATCTGGCATCTCGTATCGTGTGGATACCTTATTGAAGATTCCATACTTCTCTGCCAAGTCAAGTAAACCGTAGTATCGGTCAAGACCCTTGGTGTGAGAGACAAGCACTTGCACTTCCTTGTTCTCTTGAGTAAATCGTGACTTGTGCATCCTTGCTTTGACGATATTTCCAATGACTTCTGTACCATCCTTTTCCTTCTTCTTTGACAAGTAGACAACTGTAGACGACACATACTTCAATCCAGAACCACCCGACATTTCTTTTGTTGGGATGTAAGAACCCACAACATCGTACACATGGTTAGTCACCAACAGTGGCACATTGACTTTTGCTAACTTGAGACCTAGCACACGGAATGTTGCCTTCAGCACTTGTGCCTTGGTCATGTCTCGTGTCTCGCTTCCTGCCGCTGTGTCTTCAATCTCTTTGGTGGTAGACAACTGACCCAAGGAATCCAAGACCATCATCATTGGGGGTGGGTCACTATGCTGTGAATAGTTTTCCACAACTTGAAGTGCGTGGTGACGGAACTTCTGAATTGTTTCTGGTTCTGCGATGATGACACGATTGACATCGATGCCTCGCTGTTCCATCATTGACTTTGTGACTGCTGCTTCGGTGTCGTAATAGAACACTGCCGCTTCAGGGTTGTCGTCCAGAAACTGTTTGACAATCCCCATCACAAAGAATGTCTTACCTGTTGCTGACTCACCTGCGAATGTGGTGATCTTGTTGTTGGGGACTCCCCCAAAGATACTGCCACTCAAGGCAGCATTTAGAATGTATGAACCAGTATCGACTGTACCCGAAAACTCCGACGAGTTCTCGCCATCTGCGGCAATGTGTGTATCGGGGTCGCCAATCTGCTTCACCATATCACGAAAGAAACTACTCATAAAATCTCCATTTCAATTTCAGACATTATACCAATAAGTGGTTGTTTTGTCAATCAGTTTTTATCTTAGCATACCCAGTGTTTCCATTGGCATCCTTGTATGTTTGGATTGTCCACTTCTGAGGACGTTTGATTTGAACATCACTCTCAAAGTTGTCGTCGGCATTGGTGGCACTGAACCATTCCTCTGCCTCAACATCATAATCTGGGTTTGGTTTTGGTTTGGGTGTAATTGGGTGTTGAATTGGTTCTGGTTCTAGTTCAGGTTCAACGACCTTGCGTTTCTCAAACTCATCACGGATTGTCATATTTGCTGCAATCACAAGTAGGATTGCGAGTGGATCAAATACAAAAATGATTGTGATGATTACCCATCGAACAGCACGTTCCA